CCAGTTCAATTAGTGCTGCTTCTGCATCTTTGAGTGGATCTTTATCTGCTTCTTCTGCTACATTATCAGGTAACTTGTCAGCTGCTGATGCCAACCTTTCTGGTGACTTAAATGCCACTGGTGATGTTGGTGGTGCTACTGCTACTATCACAGGTAATTCTACCATTGGTGGCACTTTAAGTGTTGACAGTTCCCTAAGTGCTGATTCTGCTGCAATATCCAATGCCTTAACTGCTGCTTCTGCTACATTATCAGGTAACTTGTCAGCTGCTGATGCCAACCTTTCTGGTGACTTAAATGCCACTGGTGATGTTGGTGGTGCTACTGCCACTATTAGTGGTGCTATGAGTGCTGCTTCTGCTTCATTAACTGGTGCTTTAACTGCTGCTTCTGCTACTTTGAGTGGGTCAATGTCCTCCGATAGTTTATCTACTTCCGCTAATGCTACTATTGGTGGGGATTTAACAATTTCGGGGAACTTGGTTGTTCAAGGTGATTCAGTTCAAGTTAATGTTGGAAGTTTAGAAATTGAAGATTCAATGGTTAAATTTGGTCAAGGTAATTCTTCAGATTCTTTAGACTTGGGATTTTACGGTCAATATTCCACAACCACTTCGGGAGACAGTTTCTCCAAAATTGACACTCTTGGAGCTTCCGATGGAGCTTCTGGTGATACTTTTGGATATGGTTCTGCAATATCTAAAGATGGTGAGGTTTTGGTTGTTGGGTCCGCCTTTTGGGAAGGTTCTCAAAACGATCAAGGTGGTGTATATATTTATGATAAAAATGGAGATTCTTGGACTCAGAGGGGTGATGTTTTAACTGCATCTGATGCCGGGAGTGGTGATAGATATGGAACCTCTTGTGCTGCTAATAGTGATGGTTCCATAATTGCTGTTGGTGCTATTACGTGGGATGGCAGTGCCACCAATCAGGGTGGTGTTTATGTTTATGAATATAGTAATGGTTCTTGGTCTCAAAAAGGGTCTACAGTAACTCATTCAGATGCTGGAGCAGAAGACTATCACGTTGTGTGTTCTCTATCCTCTGATGGTACAATTCTTGCTGTTGGTGCTATTGGTTGGGATGCATCTGGTGCTTCTGACACAGGTGCTGTATATATTTATGATTGGAACTCTTCAACAGAAGATTGGGATCAAAGAAGTAGAGTTACTGCATCTGATGCTGCATCTGCTGATAGATTTGGATATGGAGTTTCTCTATCCTCTGATGGTACAATTCTTGCTGTTGGTGCTAGAGATTGGGAAGGTTCTTACACAGACCAAGGTGGAGTTTATATTTATGATTGGAACTCTTCAACAGAAGATTGGGATCAAAGAGGGGATATCTTAGTTTCCAATTCTGAAGAGTCAGGAGTTATAGGTTTTGGATTAGCTGCTGAACTGAATGGTGATGGAACTGTATTAGCTGTTTCTCAGCAAGGTTCTTGGTCTAATATGAACGCTAAAGAAGTTCAAATATTTGATTGGAATTCTTCTACAAGTTCTTGGGACTATAGAACTAAAATTGATGCAGAAAATGATGCAACCAGAACTCAAAATCAATCAGGATTTGGTACTTCAGTTGGAATAAATTCTTCTGGGGATAAAATTATTATTGGTGCAGTTTGGGATAATTCTCATAAGGGATATGTCTATACTTATAGTTCATCATCCACTGACACATATTATTCTGGTCTTTTTAGAGATCAGAGTGATTCTGGAAAGTTTAAGTTGTTCGATGGGATAACTTCTGAACCCGGAAACACTGTAGCTGATGTATCTTCAAATAAAGCAACTCTATTTGCTGATATTGAGGGTGACATCTCTTATGCAACTGCTAGAACCTTTTCTTTAAGTGGGGATATTGCAGGTTCTGCAACTTTTTCTGGGGATAATAGTCCTAATATCTCTGCTACTATTCAAGATGACTCTGTTCAGTTGTCCAATATTGACTTCTTCTTAGACGAAGATAATATGGATTCTGATTCGGCAGTTCATGTTGCTTCTCAACAGTCAATCAAATCTTATGTTGCAACTAAGGTTGCTTCTGGTGGTCAGTCTGATTTAGAGGCAAAAGATATGTTAATGGTTGATTCTACTGGTGATTATGTTAAAGTGAAGGAAATTACAAATTATTCTTTAATTAGTTCTGATGATGAGTCTAATGATTATGTAACAGTTTCAACAGAAATTGAGAGTGAATTTGAAGATTTATCTAAAGTTTATTTGAATGGTCAGAAATTGAGATTTTCATCTGACAATGGAACAACTAATGATTATTGGTTTTCTGAAACTGCTGCTGGTGCTACCAAATATAGTAATGACTTAACTGCTTCAGACCAAGCAGCATCCGATCAATTTGGTAGAGTTTCTATTTCTCAAGATGGAAATGTTATGGTTGTGGGTGCCCCTCTATGGGATAGATCAGGTGGTGGTTCTAATCATGGTGGAGTTTACGTCTATGATTGGAATTCTTCAACTGATTCTTGGGACCAAAGAGGTAGTGTTTTCTCACCATCTTCTGATGCTACTAATAATGTTAGATTTGGAACATCGACGGCATTAAGTTCTGATGGAACTTATCTTGCTGTAGGTGCTCTTCTTTATACTGACACTGCAACTTATCAAGGTGCTGCATACGTATACAAATGGAATTCCTCTACTAGTAGTTGGGATAAACAAGGTTCAACAATTGTAGCAGGTGATGCTGGTGCCAGTGATTATCATTCGAATGTCTCTATCAGTTCCGATGGGACTATTCTATCTGTAGGTGCCGCTTATTGGGATGCAGCTTCTGGTTCTGATCATGGAGCAGTTTATATTTATGATTGGTCAGATACTGATAGTGATGGAACTGCTGATTCTTGGGTTCAAAGGGGTTCTATATTAACTGCTAGTGATTCTGCTGCTGGTGATCAATATGGTAGGTCTGTTTCTCTATCCTCTAATGGTGAAATCCTTTTTGTTGGAGCACCTTATTGGGAAGGGGATAGTTCAAATCAAGGTGGAGTTTATGTTTATGATTGGAATTCTTCTAACAGCTCTTGGGATCAAAGAGGTGACGTTTTAGAATCTAATAGTCCATCTTCTAATGGACTTTTTGGTTGGTCTGCGGAAACTAATGGTGACGGCACTGTCTTATCTGTTACAGAATATTTTTCAAGTAGTAATTCTAATAATATTCAAATATTTGATTGGAATTCTTCTACAAGTTCTTGGGACTATAGAAGTTCCGTTTCAGATATACCTTCAGGTGCAGTAAATTTCGGTTATACTATATCATTATCTTCTGATGCTGGTAAACTTGCTGTTGCCGCTTCCGGGAATGGATCCACAGTTGCAGGAAAAGTTTTTACTTATTCTGTATCATCTACTTCAACTAACGATAAAATCAATTTCAATAATGGTGTAATATCTGAGAATGATAAATTGGAAATTAGCTATATTATAAAATCATAATAAATAATGTGTTATATTATAAAAATTTTAAGTTTATAGTATGGTGAGTTTATATATAATTATGTGAAGTGAGAAATATATAATTAAATCATAATTTACATTTTTTTTAAAAGGAGAAAAAAATGGCTTTACAAATTAAGGGTTCTTCCCAGATACAAGACGCTTCCGTTAGTTTATCTAAGATTGCTGACGTTGCTGCTGGTACAATTTTAGGTAGATCAGAAGACGAGTCCGGTAACGGTGTTATGTCTGCTATGTCAGGTGCTGACATTAGAAAAATTGCTGAATTGCATTCTGATGATGCTGTTTCATTTGCTTCCGCATCTATTACTGGTGCTGTAAGTGCTGCTTCCGCAACTTTGAGTGGAGATTTGGCTGCTGCTGATGCTAACTTATCCGGTGACTTAAATGCTACTGGAGACGTTGGTGGTGCTACTGCTACTATTAGTGGAAATGCTACTATTGGTGGAACTTTAGGTGTTACTAGTTCCATGAGTGCTGCTTCTGCTTCCTTATCTGGTGCTTTAACTGCTGCTTCCGCAACTTTATCAGGTGATTTAGCTGCTGCTGATGCTAACCTTTCTGGTGACTTGAATGCTACTGGAGACGTTGGTGGTGCTACTGCTACTATCACTGGAAACTCCACTATTGGTGGAACTTTAGCTGTAACCAGTTCTTTAAGTGCTGATTCTGCTGCTATCTCAAATGCTGTAACTGCTGCTTCTGCTACTTTAAGTGGAAACTTAGCTGCTGTAGATGCTAACCTTTCTGGTGACTTGAATGCTACTGGAGACGTTGGTGGTGCTACTGCTACTATTTCTGGTGCTGTAAGTGCTGCTTCTGCTTCCTTAACTGGTGCTTTAACTGCTGCTTCCGCTACTTTAAGTGGTGCAATGAGTTCTGCTAGTTTATCTACTTCCGCTAATGCTACTATTGGTGGAGACTTGACTGTAACTGGAGACTTAGTAGTTAACGGTGACAGTGTTCAGGTTAACGTTTCAACTCTACAAGTTGAAGATCCAATGATCAAGTTGGGTCAATCTAATGGTGCTGACAGTTTAGATCTAGGTTTCTACGGTCTTTACAATGACGGTGCTGACAAGTATGCTGGTCTTTTTAGAGATCAGAGTGATTCTGGAAAGTTTAAGTTGTTCGATGGAATAACTTCCGAACCCGGAAACACTGTAGCTGACGTATCCTCCAACAAGGCAACTTTGGTTGCTGACATTGAAGGGGATATCTCTTACGCTAATGCTGTAACATTCCAAATTTCCGGTGATGCTGCTGGTTCTGCTTCCTTCTCTGGAGACAACTCACCAAACATCGCTGTAACTATTCAAGACGATGCTGTTCAGTTATCCAACATTGACTTCTTCTTAGATGAAGATGATATGTCCTCTGATTCAGCAAGTCATGTTGCTTCCCAGCAGTCCATCAAGAAGTATGTTGACGATCAAGTTGCTTCCAATGGACAGTCTAACTTAGAAGCAAAAGACATGTTGATGGTTGATTCTTCTGGTGGATATGTTAAAGTTAAGGAAATTATTGAGTACATTACTATCTCGTCTGCTGGTGAAGCTGCGGTTAGTATTGAAGTTGAAGCTGAATTCGACGAATTGTCCATGATTTTCTTGAATGGTCAGAAATTAAGATTCTCTGATGATGCAGGAACTTCTAACGACTACTACTTCGAAAACAATGCTTCTTCTGAATTCAAGAAGTTGACTTGTGACATGTTCGAAGTTGGAGACGAGATTGAAGTAAGATACTTCATCAAGTCCTAATTTTATTTTTTAAGATATTAGTCTTATAAATATCTGGGAGTGGGGTTTCCTCACTCCCTTTTTTAATTTACATTATACAATAGGAGTATTTAAAATGAAAGAACCACTTTTTTTAGTTGAAATGACACAAGCTCAAATAGAGGGTCTTATTTCTGCACTTGACAGTGTAGTCAAAACAAACGGTCTAGGGGTTGCTGAAAAATGTGCCCAGATTTATAACACTTTACTTTCTGCTCAACCAAAAGTCGAACCAGTTATTGAACCAGAAGTTGAAGAGGTTTCCTTAGAAGAAGTTGAGGATGAATTGGAACAAATTATGGAAGTTCCTAAAAAAAGAAAAAGATCCACTAGAAAGAAAAAGTAAGAATATAAATACTTTTGATAATAACTAGGAGTTTCTAAAATGTCTATACCTGAAACATTACCACAACCACAAATAGTTAATGAGTTGAATACTATTGAACAATGGCGTCAAAAAACAAACTCCATTATGAATAGGTTAAATTCATTGTATACTGAATCTAATAATTTAGAAGTTGGTGGTTCAATATATCTTGATAATCTCAAAACACCAACAGTTACCAGTGATGAAATATTAATTTGTGATCATCAAACAGGTAAAATAGAAAATTCTGGATTAACTGTTTCTGATATATCTAGTTTACAGAATGGTAATTTTAGTGGAAATATCGTTGCGTCTGGTGCAATAACCACAAATAGTGGTGGGTTGTATGTTTATGGTGGAAACGGTGTTTTTGACGAAGATGTTTTTATTAGTGGTAGTTTAGATGTTGGTGAGAATATAACTTGTACTGGTGATGGTGTTAATTCTGGAATAATCACAGCAACAAAATTTATTGGTGATGGAACTGGTTTAACTCTACCACCAACAACTTTTATATGGTCAGTTGAATCAAATAATACTGATATCTACTATGACCAAGGTAGTGTAAGAATTGGTAGTGGTTCATTAGATCCAGAACTGATTTTACAGGGTGTAAATGGAACTAGCAGGTTGCAGAACAGTGGAAACTTTTTAGAACTAGTTTCTGGTTCGAATGTATTCATGAGAAATTCTTTAACTAATGGGGATGTTTATATTGGTAATAGTTCTATTAAAGTTGACATATCTGAACAAAAAGTTGGAATTGGAACTGGAAGTTTACCAACAGAAACATTAGAAGTCGGTGGAGATTCTTTATTCTCAGGTGATATTACAGTAACTGGTGATGTTGTATCCACATCTGATATCTCACTCAAAGAGAATATTGAAGTTATATTGAATCCAATAGAAAAAGTAAAAGAATTGAGTGGATACACTTTTAACAGAATTGGACAGGATAAAAGAACTGTTGGTTTAATGGCACAGGATGTTGAAAAAGTTTTACCAGAAGCAGTATCATCAAATAATGGAATTAAAAGTCTTGCTTATGGAAACTTGGTTGCTCTGCTTGTTGAAACTGTAAAGGAACAGCAAAAGCAAATAGATGAACTCAGAGAAAAGATTGATAAATAATAAAAAGGGTTTGTAATGATAGCTAGAATACAAATAAGAAGAGATACAGCATCTAATTGGACTGCAAATAATCCAATATTGACATTAGGTGAAATTGGGTATGACACTGATACTGAAAAATTTAAAGTGGGTATTAGTAACAGTAGTCGATGGAATGATTTACCATATGAATTAGGTCAATGGAGATCTGATGCTTCTGGTAATATTTCATATGGTTATGCTAGTGATGGTCCAGCAGAAGGTAATGTATCTATTAATAATGATTTATTTGTTGGTGGTGACTTAACAGTTAAAGGTACAACCACAACTATCAATACAGAAGTTGCCACATTCAAAGACGATATAATTCAATTAAATCTTGATGTTGATGATACTGGAATTTACAGTGGAACATTACAATCAGGTTTTGAAGTTAATAGAGGGAATGTTCCAGTTATTGGACAATCCACCCAAAAACTATATTGGGATGAAACATCTCTTAAATGGGTTATTGATACTGATCTTAATGTCTTAGGTGACATATACTCGAATGGGGTTGCTCTTTGGAGACTGAACGGTAATGACATTTATTTTGATAATGGTTATGTTGCTATTGGTTTAGACAATCCATCTTCTGTATTACATATAAAAGATGTTGCACCCATAATAACCCTTGAAGATGAGAATAATCCTGCTCATATTTGGCAAGTTGGACAAAATGCAGATAAGTTTTTCATAAATACTGAAACTGCTGCTGATGGTTCAATGTTTTCTATGTTAGAGGGTGGAAATGTTGGAATTGGAACAGATAATCCAGCAACACTCCTTCATCTAAAAGATGATACCCCAGCTAATGAAAATACATGTCTAAGATTAGAAAATGATGTTCAAGTTTGGGATTTGTGTAATAGAGGTGGTGATAATGATAAGTTCAAACTTCTTGATGTAAATGCAAACACAGCACCATTTATTGTTGAGAAAGCAGCAGCTGCAAATTCTTTATATATCAAATCAGATGGAAGTGTTGGAATTGGAACATCAAATCCATCTGCTAAACTCGATGTTGCAGGGGAAATTAATTTTTCGGGATCAAGAGGTTCTTTTGTAAGTTCTCTATCACAACCAAGAATTTACAGAAGTGGAAGTGATCAAGGAACTTACCCTTTTGATGATTTCGGGCATTTGATATTACAAACAAGAACTGATGGATCTAATCGTGATATAGTTTTTGCGACTGGCACAAATGGAGCAAATCTGACTGTAATAGATTCTGACGGAAATGTCGCAATTGGAACATCAACACAGTCAACTGCAAGACTTACTGTGGATAGTTCGACTGGAAATTTAGTTGCAAAATTCCAGAGCAGTGATGCAAATGCATACATTAGTTTTGCTGACAACTCCACATCAACTCCACCCTTAGTTGGTGCGGTTGCTGACGATTTTTCTGTATGGACTGCTAACACTAGAAGGATGACAATATTAAATAGCAATGGAAATGTCGGAATCGGAACTGAAAGTCCAGGCCAGATTTTACAAGTTGGTGGAGATGTTAGGGGTCAGATTTATATAGACGGAACTTCAACACAAAGCCCTACACTAACACTTGATCATACATCATTTACAAATGGTCGAAAATGGATTCTATATTCTGGTGGTTCCGCAGCTGAAAATTTTGATATTTATGATGGAACTGCAAATTTGCCAAGATTTTCAATAGACGAGAACGGTAATGTCGGTATTGGAGACACCACACCAGCAGAAAAATTAGAAGTAAACGGAGCAATAAAACTTGGAACAACTTCATCAACAAATGCTGGAACAATAAGATGGACTGGTTTTGATTTTGAAGGATATGATGGAGCATCTTGGAACTCTCTAACGTCTAGCGGTGCTGTAAGCTCTCAGTGGACAACCTCTGGAAGTGATATTTACTATAATACAGGTAGTGTCGGAATTGGAACATCATCACCAGATGAACTTCTTCACGTATCAGACACTTCTGCAAACTCAAATCCTGGAATTAGAATAGAAAATGATGCTCAAGAATGGGTAATTTACAATAGAGGTAGTGCATCTGATAGATTTCAAATTACCGATGTTACTAACACCGAAAATCCCTTCAAAATTCTTCCAGACTCACCAACCAATTCGATTAGTATCACCACAGGTGGTGTTGCTATGGGGAAAGAAGTTGCATCGGAAGTATTAGATGTGGTTGGAAACATAACAGCAACAGGAACAATAACATCATCTTCTGATATCACACTCAAAGAAAATATTGAACTAATATCAGACCCAATAGAGAAAGTAAAAGAGATAAGTGGATACACTTTCAATAAGAAAGGTGAAGACTTGAGATTGGTCGGACTAATAGCACAAGAAGTTGAAAAAGTCCTTCCAGAAGCAGTTGCCGAAAACAACGAAGGTCTCAAAAGTGTTGCTTACGGAAACCTTGTTGCCTTACTAGTTGAGTGTGTAAAAAAGCAAGATGAAAGAATAGAAAGTTTAGAAAGAACTATAAAGGAAATGAAGTAAATAGTTCTCACTTTTAACATATTATAAATAAATGTGTCATGGAGTTATATTATGAGTAAAAATTTTGAAATAGTTGACAATATATCTAAAGGGAATTTGTCTAAGGCAAGAGAACTGGTGAAATTAGTTCTTGACCGTAAAGCAGTCGAATTTCTAGAAAAAGAAAAGGTGAATATCTCAAAAGACTTTTTAAACGATGGGTCCGATGAGACTGGAGAAGAGTAAATGAAATCTTTAAAAGATCTAAAAGTTGTAGAAGAGGAAGAAGCAATTGAAGTTAAGAACTCAAAAACTTTTTCCAATTTAAGAAAGAATAACCAAGATGAAATTGAAGAAGTTGCGAAAGCTGTAACTGGAAGAGACCAAGAAATAATTGACCAACACCCTTTAGAAGTTATAGATGGGACACAAGGTGAAGATAAACCTTTGGAAAATCAAAAGGGTAAGAAGAAAAAGAAAAAGGTTCAGAAGAATGTAATGTCTGATGATAATGGACCAAAACCACAATTAGAATCCAAAACCAAAAAAGTTGAAGATGTTTATTCAGTTATTGTGGAGTCGGTTGAGAAGAATAGAGATAAGAGAATCTATTTTGAATCCGATGATAGTTCTTTTGTTTTAGATCCAAAAGTCTCTAAAATTATCAAGACTGTATATGAAAGTCTTAATAGAGATAATAGAAGAATTATGAGAGAGAAGTTGAATGAAAATTTATCTTCCTTTTGTAAGGTATTGTCTTTCTCTATATGTAAATTAGGAAAAGTAGAAGAGAGTTAAAATGAAACTGATAAAAGAGTTGATAGAAGAAGAAAACCTTCAATTCATCACTGAAGATAAAGATGGTGAAAAAAGATATTATATTGAAGGTGTTTTTATGCAAGCAGATGTTAAAAATAAAAATGGTCGAATGTATGGTTCGAATATGCTTGCCGAAAAGGTTGAAGAGTATTCCAAAAACTTTATTGAAAAAAATAGAGCTTACGGTGAACTAGGACACCCATCAAATCCTTCTATTAATTTGGAGAGAGTTTCACATAGAATTGTTTCCTTGAAAAAGGATGGTTCAAACTTCGTAGGTAAGGCACAAGTATCTAGCACCCCCTATGGTAACATCGTCAAAGGTCTTTTAGAAGACGGTGGAAAACTTGGAGTCTCATCTAGAGGACTGGGATCATTGATGAAGGAAAACGGAGTGTTAAAAGTTCAGAGTGATTTTATGATTGTCACTCCAGCAGACATTGTTGCAGATCCATCTGCTCCAGATGCTTTCGTTGAAGGTATCATGGAAGGTCGAGAATGGGTATGGGATAATGGTATCATTCGTGAAAAAACTGTTGAAGATTATAAACAAATTGTAGAGAAGACATCATCTAAAGATTTGAAGATGATGAAACTAAAGTTATTCGAAGATTTTCTTTCGAAACTGTAAATATTAATTATTATAAATAGATATAATAAATGCAAAACATTTAGGAGTATTAAAAATGTCTAGTGAAATTTTAAATGAAGAAGAAGAAACTATTGAAATTTCGGAAGAAACTACTGAGGTCGAAACAGAGGTTGAAACCGAAGAAACTGCTGAAGTTGAATTAGATGAATCTGTTGAAGTTGAAACAGATACAGAAGTCGAACTTACAGATGAAGAAACTGAAGGTGCTGTTTTAGAATCAGTTCTAGAAACCTTACCTACTTCTAAATCAGGAATGGTTCAAACTATCAACACCCTATTAACTGAAATGACTAAGGATGAGTTACAATTTAAAGTAAAGCACTTAGTTGAAGTCTTAACTTCCACTGAAAAAGAAATTCTTGAAAGAGAAGGTGGGTTGAACTTAACAGAAGTTGATCTATCTGATGATGTTAATTCATTGTTTGAGGGTGAAGAGTTTGATGTAAACTTCCGAAGAAAAGCAACTTTGTTATTCGAAACTGCTGTTGCTAAAAGAGTTGAAGAAGTTCAAACTAATATTGAAGAGAACTTCAAGCAAGATATGGAAGAGCAAGTTCTTGACTATAAAGAAAAGTTAGCAGAAGCTGTTGACAAACTTTTAAATGCTTCCATCGAAGATTGGCAAGATGATAATAAACTTGCTATTCATTCTGGACTTAAAGCAGAAATCACTGAAGAATTCATGAGTGGATTAAAGACACTTTTCAAAGAGCATTACATTGATATCCCTGAAGATAAAGAAAATGAATATGTTAATTTGAAAGAGTCACATGATAACACATCAATCAAGTTGAACGAAGAGATTGAAAAGAATATTGAACTTAAATCTACTATTCACGAACAGCAAAGAGAAATTTTGTTCTGGGAAAACACTCAAGATTTGACAACTGTTGAACGAGAGAGATTGCAGAAACTTGCTGAAAAGATTGAATTTGATAATGAAGATGAGTATGTTGAAGGATTGGAAACAATCAAGAAATGTTACTTCACTGAAAAAGAAGAAGAAGTTGTAACTGAAGAATCCGAAGAGATTGAAGAAGTTGAAACTCTTCAAGTAGTAGCTGAAACTACTGAACAACCTAAAACTAAAATTGAACGATATGCCCAAGATTTGGGTCGATATTGGAAATAATAATTGTAAAAAACAAATAATATAAATATATTTGTGATGAACTAAGTGTAACTAAGATGTTAGATTCTGAAAATCTATACGGAAAAGGAGAAAATTAAAATGAGTTACGAAGATTTGTTGAAAAAATGGGAACCTATTCTTGAGCACCCTGAGTTTGCTGAGATTAAGGATCCTTACAAGAAAAAAGTCACAGCAATCCTTTTAGAGAATCAGGATCGTGACATGGAAGAAGCTAAAAATGGTGGATACGGTTCTCTTAATGAAACTAATGTTGCTGGTGCTACTGGTTTTCAAAGTGCAAACACTGGACCTCAAGCAGGTTTTGACCCAGTTCTCATCTCTATGATTCGAAGAAGTATGCCAAACTTGATTGCTTTTGACGTAATGGGTGTTCAACCTATGAACGGTCCTTCTGGTCTTATTTTCGCAATGAAGAGTAACTATACTGCACAAGGTGGAGCAGAAGCTCTTCACGATGAAGCTAACACTGGATTCTCTGGTGATGGTACTGCTAATGGTGCTGCAAATCCTTTTGATGCTGCTTATGCTGCTGGTTCAGGACTTGGAACTGCTGATGCTGAACTTTTAGGTTCTGGTGCTCCTGCTGGTGATTTTGCTGAAATGGCAATGTCCATCGATAAGATTTCTGTAACTGCAAAGTCCAGAGCTCTTAAAGCAGAATACACTATGGAATTAGCACAAGACTTGAAAGCAATTCATAATCTTGATGCTGAATCCGAATTAGCAAACATTCTTTCAACTGAAATCATGGCTGAAATCAACCGAGAGATGATTCGAAAGATTAACTTGACTGCTACTGCTGGTGCTGCTGATACTCAAGCACCCGGAACTTTTGACTTAGACTTAGACTCCAGTGGTCGATGGTCTGTTGAAAAGTTCAAAGGACTTTTATTCCAAATCGAGAGAGATGCTAATGCTATTGCTAAGGCTACTCGACGAGGAAAGGGAAATGTTATCATCTGTTCCTCTGATGTTGCTTCTGCTCTTCAGATGGCTGGTGTTCTAGATTACAATCCTGCTCTTCAAAACAGTCTACAAGTTGACGATACAGGAAGCACTTTTGCTGGTGTTTTGAACGGACGATACAAAGTTTATATCGATCCTTATGTATCTGGTGTTGAATATTACACTCTTGGATACAAAGGTTCCAGTGCTTATGATGCTGGTTTGTTCTACTGTCCATACGTTCCACTTCAGATGGTTCGAGCAATGGGAGAAAACACTTTCCAACCAAAAATCGGTTTCAAGACTCGATATGGTTTGGTTGCTAACCCATTCGCTACTGCTGCTGGTGACGGTGATGTTAATTCTGCTAAAAAGAATCTTTACTACAGAGCTGTTAAAGTAGACAACTTATTATAATAACTATAATACAGTATAAATAAAAAAACCTTCCCTTCGGGGAGGGTTTTTTTGCTATTATAAATATATTAGAGGATTATATTATGAGCTATATTGACAGACAACCAATTGATAGAAATTTTTTGTCTAAAGATAATTTTAGTGCGGTTTTTTCAAACTTCCCTAAAATGGAATACTTCATTCAGTCTTTTGAATTCCCCGGAGTTAATGTTCCAGCATTAAAGCAACCATCATATCTAAAAGGTATTGATGTACACGGTTCTTTCATAGAGTATGATGATTTGTCAATAACTTTTGCTATTAATGAAGATTTCTCAAATTATAGAGAAATATATACTTGGTTGACTAAAACTGGTACACCTCAAAATTTAAAAGAGTTTGAAACACCAGATAATTTAGATCACTGCACATTAATGATAACTTCCAATAATAAAAACACAATTCTGAAAGTTCGATTTGATAAAATATTTCCAATTGCACTTTCCTCATTCACATTAGATACAACTTCCGAACATAATATAGTCACTGCTACTGCTACTTTTAAGTTTAACTCAATGACATTTGATGCAAATATTTAAGGAGTCTCTATGCGAGAATCTATTTCATTAGAAGAAATAGAAAGAATGTGGGAAGAGGATAGAAAAATGTTCCGTGATAAATTATCAGAACATAATCTTGATATCCCAAACCTACATGGTAGATATATGACAATATACAATACCGAAAGAATATTCAGAAAAACTCTCGACTTAAAGAAGAGAAGACTTTACATGACACTTAGGTCATATTTTTCTGGCACTCTCGACAAAATGACTTTGGATAAACACGGATGGATTCCATACGGTGTTAAAGTCCTAAAATCAGATTTAGATATACATATTGAATCACATGAATCTTTTTGTGATATTGAAAAGCAGGTTGAAGTATCTAATATCAAAATCAATCTGCTTGAACAAATTTTAAGACTCATTATGAACAGAGGATTTCAAATCAAAAATGAAATAGAACTTGTTAAATGGGAGTCTGGTATCATTTAATATATGGAAATTGTAAAGATCAGAAAAGTTAATGAAGCATTCATGAAGATAGAAGCTGACCAAGGAGTCATGCGTGATATCTCTGAACACTTTACTTTCTTTGCTGACAATTACAAATTCATGCAACGATACAAGATAGGTATGTGGGATGGTAAAATACGACTTCTAAACTTACTCACAGGAAAAATATATGTGGGGTTATTACCAAGAGTGTTAGAAGTATGTAAGTCCCTAAATTATAAAGTTGTCTTCGATGATGTAAATGATTTCACTCCAAATTCTATAACAAAATCTGATTTGGAAGATTGGGTTAAAACATTAAATCTACCTTTCACACCAAGAGATTATCAAATGAGTTCTCTCCATGATATGGTTAATCGTAAAAGAATGGTTGTATTAAGTCCTACTGGTTCTGGTAAGTCACTTATTATTTATATGTTCATTCGTTGGTTCCTTTCTGAGTATCCTAATGAAAAACTCATGTTAGTAGTGCCAAATGTACACCTTGTTAATCAAATGTATCACGACTTTGAAGAATATTCAAGTAAAAATTTATGGAATGTAGAAAATTTTTGCAAAAAGATATATTCTGGTCAAGACAAATCGTTTGAATCCAGTATAGTTATAACAACTTGGCAATCAGTATACAAGTTAAGACCAGTTAAATTTGCACCTTTTAAAGCAGTCATATCTGACGAATGTCATTTAGCTAAGGCAACATCACTTATTTCAATCCTTGAAAAGATGAAAAATGCTGAATATAGATTTGGTACAACAGGAACACTTGATGATATAAACTTAAATGAATTGACTCTCTGTGGTTTATTTGGTGATGTGAAAAGGCATGTGACAACTAAAACTTTGATAGAGAATAAGCACCTATCATCGTTCAGAATAAAGTATATAACTTTGAAGTATCCAGAAGATGAATGTAAAGAAGTTTGTAAGATGGATTATGTGGGTGAAGTTAATTATATTTTGGATCATGAAAAGAGAAATAAATTCCTCAAAAATCTGTGTAAACACTTGACAGGAAACACTCTAATACTGTATACTTATGTAGAGAAACACGGAAGTATATTATCAGATATTTTAAACGAAATTGAAGGTAAAGAAGTGTTTTTTATACATGGTGGAGTTGATGCTACTATAAGAGAAGATATAAGAAAAGAAGTTGAAGGAAAAGATAATTGTCTTATAGTTGCATCTTATGGAACATTTTCAACAGGAGTAAACATCAAGAATCTTCATAATGTCGTATTCGCATCACCAACAAAATCAAAAGTTAGATCACTTCAATCTATTGGTAGGGGTTTGAGATTGGGTGAGAATAAAGATGGGTGTATTTTATTTGACATTTGTGATGATTTTTGTGTGAAGAGGAAATCAAATTACATGGTTAAACATGGAAATGAAAGACTCAAGATTTACTACAAAGAAAATTTCGACATTGAGATGGTCAACGTCAAGTTCACCGGAAATAAATAAATTTTATTTTTAATTTATCTATTGACTTATATTATATAATATATTATAATATATATAAAGGAAATAAAATATGACTAAAGTAAAACCAAAAGATAAAGTACATTATGTGAACAATAAAGAGTTTTATGAATCAATAAAGGTTTACATCAATCAATGTAAAGTTGCAGAACAAATGGAAGCAGAATTACCAAGAGTTCCTGAGTATATTGGTGAATGTTTTTTTAAGATTGCCCAGAGAATAGCAACTAAACCCAACTTCACAAACTACACATTCAAAGAAGATATGATTTTAGATGGTGTTGAGAATTGTTTAAGGTATATCAGAAATTTCAATCCAGAGAAAAGTAAAAACCCTTTCAGTTATTTCACAACAGTGATAACTTATTCTTTTCTTAGGAGAATTGAAAAGGAGAAGAAGTATACCTACATTAAGTTGAAAGCAATGGAGAATGAGTTGCATAGACATGATTCAATTGCAAACCTAAATCATTTTGATACTTCAAACTTCTCTGTTGATGGTGAAAACATGTATGACAATTTCTTTCAATTCATAAAAGACTATGAAGAGTCCAGAAGAATTAAAAACGAGAAGAAGAAAAAACCAAAGACTAAAAAAAATAACGATCTTAAATTATTTCTTGACGATGAATAACCTTGGAGGGTATAATGAATATTCGAGAGTATGAAGGTGTTTTTTACAATTCAGAAGACTTTGACGCAACTGGTAGACCTTATGAAGATGCTGTCCCTGTGAGAAAAGAAACAGAGGATGAGAAGAAGGAAAGAATTCAAAAGGCACAGATGGCAGATGATACACACAAAGACAAGAAAGATTGTAGTAAAAAATGTGGTGGTTGTAACTGTATGAATGAGTATATTCTACTCTTTTCAAATGTAAACAATGATGGTGTGAAATACGACTATTATGGTTTTAAGATTGAGGATTTTGAATGAAATTGGCACTAATAACTGACACACATTTCGGTGGTAGGAATGATAGTCAGATTTTCAATGATTACTTCTTCAAGTTCTGGGAGGAAGAGTTTTTTCCAACAGTCTTAAAGAAGAAAATCAAAAAAGTAATTCATCTCGGTGATATCTTTGATAGAAGGAAATTTGCTAATATCAAAACTCTAAATTCTTTTAGGGAAAGATTTGTTGAATGGTTTGAGAAAAACGGAGTAGAACTTCATATAATTGTGGGAAATCATGATGTCTACTACAAAGACACAAACCGAGTCAATACACCCAAAGAGATTTTAGGAGATAGGTATAAGAAAGTTAAAATCTATGAAGAACCTGAGATAGTCAAGTTTGGTAAAAGAAAGATTTTATTTCTCCCTTGGATTAACAGGGAAAACCATGATAAGACTATGGAACTTGTTTCATCAGGTGAAGCATCTGTTGTTATGGGTCATTTGGAATTGAATGGTTTTAAGATGTACAGAAACTCTGTTTGTCATCAAGGGATGAATCATACAATATTCAATAGTTATGATCTTGTTATGACTGGACACTACCACCACAAATCAACAGTGGGGAATATTGCTTATTTGGGAAGTACTTATGAAATCACTTGGTCAGACTATAATGACCCAAGAGGTTTTCATATATTTGATACAAACACTCTTGATTTAGAGTATCATCAAAACTCACATAAAATATTCCACAAAATTATCTATAATGATAATGGTGTTGAAACACTTGACAAGATAGTAAAAGACTTCAGTTTTTGTAAGAATAGTTATGTTAAGGTTTTAGTTGAAGCAAAGAACAATCCATATCTTTTTGATAAGTTTATTGACTCAATTCAACTACATGAACCTTTCGATTTATCGATTATTGAAGACTTAAATTTATCTGTTGAAGAAGAGGAGATTGTAAACGAAGCTGAAGATACTGTCACGACACTGAACAAATATGTTGATGGATTGGATGTAAATGTCAATCTTGATAGATTAAAAGAAGTTCTACTGTCTTTACATAGAGAAGCAATTGATTTACAATAGAGTATTATGATAATTTTTACAAAAGTTCGTTACAAAAATTTTCTTTCCACTGGGAATTATTTCAATGAGATACAGTTGGACAATAGTCCATCCACTTTGATTATGGGTAAAAATGGTGGAGGGAAGTCAACATTCTTAGATGCTATCTGTTTTGGTTTGTTTGGTAAGGCATTTAGAAATATCAATAAGAATCAGATGATAAATTCTATAAATGAAAAGGGTACAGTAGTTGAGATTGAGTTCTCTATAGGTTCAAAAGAATATATGGTAAGAAGGGGTATCAAACCAAACATCTTCGAGATATATTTGAACGGTGAGTTTATCAATCAGTCAGCAGATGTTAGAGATTTTCAAAAGAAACTTGAAAAAACTATTCTCAAGATGAACTATAAATCGTTCACACAAATAGTCATTTTAGGTTCCTCTAGCTTTACACCCTTTATGAAACTTTCAACCCAGAACAGAAGAGATGTGATTGAGGATATTTTAGATATTGACATATTCAGTATCATGAACACACTTCTCAAAGAAAGGTCTTCTGTACTTAAAACTGAAATGTCCCAGAATGACTATGATATAAAGTCCCTTGAATCTGGTATTGAGATGAAAGAGGAGTATATTGAAAAGTTGAAAGGTACAAAGCAAGATAGGGTTGAATCAATCAGAAGAGATATTCAAGAATGTAAGAGTACCATAGGTGAACTACAACTCCAAATTGATACAAAGATGAAAGAAATTGAGTCAATAACTATTGGTGACATCGGTAAACTGAATTCTGATCTTGAGGAGAGGGTTGATATTTTCAAGAAAATGAAAAACAACAAAGACAGACTCAAAAGAGAAAACAAGTTTTTCACAGAGAATAATCACTGTAATACATGTCACCAAGATATTGATGAGGAACTTTCAACTGAAATCATAACAAATAATCAGAAAAGAATATCTGATTTAGATTCTGCTTTTGTTGATATACAGAAAATGATTTCAAATGTTAATGATTCAATCAAAGTTGAACAAGACAAAGTTGACACTGTAAATGAAATCAATACAGAGATACTTCATCTGAATCAAGAGATTGGTTTTCAGAATAAGAGTATTGAAAAGTATGAGAAAGAGATCGAGTTTCTTAAAAATAAGAATGATATGATTGATGGTGAGTATGAATCTCTAAATAAAATGAAAGAACAACACCAAGAATCACAGAAAAGTAAAGTTGAATTTTTGGAAAGAAATGAAATCTACAATATATGCAGTGTTTTATTGAAAGATACTGGTATTAAGACTAGAATCATAAAACAATATCTTCCGATTATGAACAAACTAATCAATGGATATCTTAATGATTTTGATTTCTTTGCAAATTTTAATCTTGACGAGAACTTCAATGAAGTGATAAAATCAAGACATAGAGATGAATTTTCTTACGATTCATTCTCAGAAGGTGAAAAACAGAGAATAGATTTAGCAATTCTTTTCACATGGAGGGAAGTGGCTAGAATGAAAAACTCTGTTAACACTAATTTACTAATATTAGACGAGGTATTTGATTCTTCACTTGATGCTGAGGGAACAGAGAACTTCATGAAGGTTATGAACACCTTAGAAGGTAAAGGATTAAACACTTTCGTTATATCACACAAAACAGATTTATTAGCAGATAAATTTGACAAACAAATTAAATTTGAGAAGATTGGTAACTTCTCTCACAAAAAATAGTTGACAACCATTTCAAAATGTGTCATAATAGTAGTATGACATTTAACTAGGAGATCTATATTATGAGTGCAATTTCCGTATCAGAAGATACTTTGAGAACCTTAAAAAACCTTGCCAGTATTAACCAGAGTTTACTTTTTACTTCTGGAAATACACTATCCACTATCAACAGTAGTAACAATGTTTTGTGTACTGCTCAGATTTCAGAAGACTTGCCAGCAGAGTTTGGTATTTATGATCTGAATAACTTACTAGGTACACTTTCTTTATTCACTAATCCTCAACTGGATATTAATTCCGATGGTGGTTATATGACTATTCGTGATGGTGAGAACTCTGGAACTACTGTAAAATATACTTTTGCCAGTAGGAACTTGATTAAAGTTCCACCGAAGAATCACATCACCTTACCAAGTGAAGATGTTTCTTTCACACTTGATGCAGATACACTTGCTAAATTACAAAAGGCAAGTTCAGTTATGGGTCTTCAATACCTATTTGTAAACGGTTCTGAGGGTGTTATCACAGTTGAACTAGGTAAACCTAGTGATGCTAATAGTAATCGTTTCAGAATCGTTGTAGGTGAAACACCACATGAGTTCTCTTTCATCTTTTTGATGGAGAATATCAAACTCTTACCAGATGATTATGATGTTGTGATTTCATCTCAATGTATCTCACAGTTCACATCTGTAAATTCTAACAGAACATATTGGATATCAACAGAAACTGGTTCCAAATTCAATTCATAAGGAGAGTTCATGAAAACTGGTGAAGAGTATATCTGGGCGCAAAAGTATCGACCAAAGACAGTTGATGAGTGTATCATTGTAGATGAACTCAAAGACAGATTTCAGAACTTTGTGGAGAATGGTGATCTACCAAATCTCCTACTTCATGGAACAGCAGGTACAGGTAAAACCACTGTTGCAAAAGCAGTATTGGAAACTCTGGGTTGTGATTACATAGAAATTAATGGTTCACTTGAAGGTAGAAACATTGATACTCTAAGAAACACAATCAAGAGTTTTGCCAGTTCTGTTTCCTTTACTGGTGGAAGGAAGTTCGTATTGTTAGATGAGGCTGACGGTTTGAATCCAACTTCATTACAACCTGCTTTGCGTGGGTTTATGGAAGAGTTTTCTGCCAACTGTGGTTTCATTCTAACATGTAACTTCAAAGACAAGATTATCAAACCATTACATTCAAGGTGTAGTGTAATTAATTTTGTCGTTCCAAAAGATAAAAAACCTGTGATTGCTGCTGCCTTCTACAAAAGAGTCTGTGAAATTCTTGTAAAGGAAGGTGTTAAGTATGAAAAAGCAGTTGTAGTTAAACTTATACAAAAACACTTCCCTGATTTCAGAAGAGTGTTGAATGAACTACAACAATGTGCCAATGCTTCTGGTGGTATTACTAGTGAGGTTCTAGTTTCCAATGACGCAGCTATGGATGAACTTATTGTTCATTTGAAAGAGAAAAACTTCTCAAAGATGCGTGAATGGGTGTCTAATCACGGTGATACTGACCCAGAAAGGTTTTTTAGAAAACTATATGACGGAATGTATGAATGGATGAAACCTGAGACTATACCAACAGTTGTTGTGACTCTTGCTGAATATCAATACAAAGCATGTTTTGTTGCTGACCAAGAGATCAATACTGTTGCTTGTCTTACTGAACTCATGGCTAATGAGGTTTGTAAATAATGAAATTATTTGAAGAACTACCAGATGAAGTTAAATTTGATGATGAAGAGTGTTCCAAAGAGAGTTATTGCCCGTTTAAGTTCTTTTTAAGGTCTATAAATACCACCAAGGAGAATGTTTTATTGGATGACAGTAATGGTAAGATAGAGGAAGCATACAACCCTTTTATTATTAATAAGACTTTATCATACTTTCCTGATACCATTATGCAATCCAATACAATGAATCAATTTTTCGATATCGACAAGAAGTTACAATATGACTTTTTGCTAAATAGTATTAGAAAGAAAAAAAGATTTAGTAGGTGGATTAAGTCTAACATTGAAGAGAATGTTGACACCGTAAAGCAATATTACAAAGTTGGAAATGAGAAGGCTGTTGAAATATTATCTTTACTTAATGATGAACAACTATCTATAATAAAAAGTGAATTGAGTGAAGGTGGCATAAGTGGAAGAAGAAGTAGTCGTACAAGGATTCGTGGAGATTAAACTTAAAAAGTCTGAGGATTTTTTAAAGATAAAAGAAACCTTGACAAGAATGGGGATACCATCTATAAAAGATAGGAAGTTATACCAATCTTGTCATATTCTACATAAAAAGGGCAAATATTACATTGTCCATTTCAAAGAATTATTCAAACTCGACGGAAAAAATACAGAAATTGAAGAAGAAGATGTGCAACGAAGGAATTTGATTTGTTCTCTTTTAGAGGAATGGGAACTGATTGAATTGGTTGATAAAAGTAAAATTGAAGATAAACTTCACATAAAGAAAATAAAAATAATACCATTCTCAAAAAAAGATGAATGGGAACTTATAGCAAAATATAATATTGGTAAATATTGACATTAAAATTGATCTAGTGTATACTAGATATGTAAACTAAAACAAAGATGCCAATTTGGGTCTTTATTACTCAACTTGCTTATTTAAGGAGTTGAACAAGGAGTTATTATGCAAATGTCGAAATTTTTTGAGTTAGCTATTGCTGACAGTTTTTTGAAAGATAGTTTCAGTTTCAAGACTGAATCTAGTTACTACCCACCACACAATATCCTAAAACACAATGACAATAAGTTTGTTTTAGAAATTGCTGTTGCTGGTTTCTCACAGGAAGAATTAGAAGTGTTACTTGATAAGAATACTTTGGTTGTAACTGGTGAGAAGAAAAAATCTGAAGATTTATCAGTATCTTACTTACATAAGGGAATTGGAAATAGAAGTTTCAAAAAGTCCTTTGTATTAGAAAGATATTTGGTAGTTGATGATGTCAACCTTTCAGATGGAATTCTAAAAATAGTTCTAGAAAGAGTTGTACCAGAAGAGGAACAACCTAGAATCTTAGAAATAGGTTAAAAAGTTTTTTAAATAAGGTGAGAGGGTAAAACCTCTCGCCTATATATTATGATGGTACACATAAATTTAATTTTACTCTTTACAATTTTAATCTCAAACGGTTATTACTCAGACTTCATTTTCGAAAAACCTTCAAGAACAGTTGACAAGGTTTTCATCCATGCAAGTGATAGTGATTGGAAACATCACGATGATATTTCTGTTATTAGAAAATGGCATGTAGATGAAAATGGGTGGGGTGATGTTGGGTATCACTATTTCATAAAAAAGAATGGAACAATTCAGAAAGGTAGAGATATAGAACTCACACCTTCTGCTCAAAAAAGAAACAATGTAAGAACAATAGCTATTTGTTTACACGGTAGAGAAAAATTCACAGAGAAACAATTTGAATCTTTAAGAAAACTATGCTTGGAGATTCACAGATCATATAACGGTAGAGTAACTTTTCATGGACATAAAGAAGTTACTGATGAAAAAACTTGTCCAAATTTTGATTACGTCAAAGTGTTGAACTTAGATAAACACGGACGTATGAAGGGAATATAAAATGAATATTTATGCGATGAGATTAAAAACAGGTGAAGAAGTGATTTTTAGAACAGAAACTGACTTTACAAAGTTGGTGGAATCCATCAATCAAAACGTTTTAATTAAAGTTGAAAAACCAGTAACCATGATGCCAGTTGATAGTAGAGTTACTTTTGTCCCTTGGGTGTTCTTTGCAAGGGAAGATAATTTCACAGTAAGCACACAAGACGTGGTTTTATTTTACCATGCACAAGAGCAAATTGAAGCAGAATATAGGAGAATGACTAGCGGTATTATTACCAGTCCATCATTAGCATAAGTCTTGACTTTTTTACTTTATTAGTTTATAATAGTATTTAAAGTGAGGTTTTATGCGTTTCTATACAAGTGTTAATTCCGTCAATGACAAAATGTGTGTCAGAGGTTTTGTCAACGGTAAAAGATTTATTGATAAAGTACCCTATCAACCTGCTATGTTCATGAAATGTAATGCAGGTGAGAGTACAAAATACAGAGACATTTACGGCAACCCTCTAAAAAAGATTGTCTTTCAAGGTCTTCAAGAGGCAAAAGATAAGTGTTTTCAAAAGACCACCAGAGAAGATTACTATGGGATGGCAAACTTCGAATACTCTTACATTTCTGACAACTACCCAGAAGATATAGAATTTGATCCTAAGTTGGTAAAGAAACTATATCTCGATATTGAGGTTTCTTCTGAGAATGGTTTTCCAAAACCAGAAGAAGCTTCAGAACCTGTAACCGCAATCACAGTTTCTGATGGTAAGAGGTATTTTGTTTTTGGATTGAAAGACTACAAACCACACAAAGAAAACATCCATTACAGGAAATGTAGCTCAGAGCATGAGTTGTTACACTACTTTGTCAAGTTTTGGGTTGGTTTTGAGGTTGATATTGTTACAGGTTGGAATACTAAGTTCTTTGATATCCCTTACCTTGTCAATCGTATCAAGACACTTTTAGGTGATAGGGAATCTAAAAAACTATCACCATTCGGTGTTATTCGTGAACGTAGTGTTCAAAAACATGCAAATCTATCTGTACAAACTTACAATGTTTTGGGTGTTTCCGATTTGGATTACCTTGAAATGTACAAGAAATTCACCTTCACTAACCAAGAAAGTTACAGACTTGATCATATTGCTTCTGTTGAACTTGGTGAAAAGAAGTTGGACTACTCCGAGTATGAAGGACTTTTCGACCTTTACGAAAAAGACTATCAGAAGTTTATTGAATACAACGTAAAAGACGTTGAGTTGATTGTTCGACTTGAAGAAAAACTTGGTTTCATTGAAATGGTCCAGACTATGGCTTATGATGCCAAGGTGAACTATGATGATACATTCTTTCAAGTTCGTATGTGGGATGTCATTATCTTCAATGCACTGAGAAAAGAAAATGTTGTGGTTCCACCAAAAATCAAACAACCAAGTCAACCTTTTGAGGGTGCTTATGTGAAAGAACCCAAGTCTGGATACTATGAGTGGGTGACTTCTTTTGACTTGAACTCTCTATATCCCCACATCATTATGCAATGGAACAGTTCACCTGAAACCCTTAAAAGAAAAAATGAACATGTTACTGTGAATGATTTACTCAATCAGGTCTATGAACCAGACATAAATGACAAGGAATCTATGATGGCAAATGGTTCTGTTTATGACAGGACCAAGACTGGTATTCTACCTGCTTTGATGTCTAAAATGTATCAAGATAGAAAGAAGTACAAGAAAGAGATGATCAAGTTGCAGAAGGAGTATGAGAAGACCAAGGACCATAGTACAAAGATGCTTGCAGACAAGTATTACAATCTTCAATTGGTCAAGAAGATTCAGTTGAATTCTGCTTATGGTGCGATTGGAAACAGGTTCTTTCGATTCTTTGATGTTCGTATTGCAGAAGGTATCACAACCTCTGGACAGTTAGTTATTCGATGGGCAGAGAAAAAGATGAATGAGTTTCTAAGCAAGAGATTTGGTAATGATGAAAAAGATTTCGTTATTGCTTCTGACACAGATTCTTTGTATCTTGACCTTTCGGATTATGTCAAAGAGATGGACACCAAAGATAAAACAGAAATCACTGACAAACTAAACTTAATTTCACAGAACGAGATTCAACCTTACATGGAACAGTTCTATGATGAACTGAAAGATTATCTGAATTGTCCAAAACAAAAGATGGTTATGGAACGAGAAGTGATTGCTGATCAGGGTATATGGATTGGTAAGAAACACTACGTTCTCAATGTTCTTGATTCAGAGGGTGTTCGTTACGAAAAACCTAAACTTAAAATGATGGGTATATCTGCTGTCAAGAGTTCCACACCAGCTATCTGTCGTGATAATATTAAGAAGTCTATTGATATTTTGATGAACGGTAATCAAGAAGAGTTGTTTGATTTTCTTGACACTGCAAAAGAAAGATTTATGAAAGCAAATCCAGAAGATGTGATGTTTCCAAGAGGTGTGAACAATCTAAAAAAGTATGCTGATAGAGACACACTTTACACAAAAGGTACACCGATACATGTTAAGGGTTCGTTATTGTACAATAAATACTTAGTCGAAAAGAACCTTGATAAAAAGTATGAAAAGATAGAAGAAGGTGAAAAGATCAAGTTCTGTTATCTAAAACAACCCAACCCAATATTTGATACTGTTTTTGCAGTCAAGAATGTCCTACCAAAAGAGTTTGGATTAGAAGAGTTTATCGACTATGAAAAACAATGGGAGAAAGCTTTCCTTGAATCTGTTGAAGATATTGTTGATGCTCGTGGTTGGAAGACAAAAAAATCTTCAAGTTTGTTTGACTTTTTCTAAAATATATGTTATTATAGTTTTATAGGAGTAAAAAATATGGATTTTAGTAATATTGTTTCTGCTGCTGGTAATGAGTTTGCCCAGACTGCCAGTGATATGGATGAAACAGCATCATTTATTGATACAGGGTCATATACTTTAAATGCAATCATATCTGGTTCAATCTACAAAGGATTACCCGGAAATAAAGTGACTGCTTATGCAGGTGAACAGGCAACAGGGAAGACCTTTTTTGTTTTTGAGGCGGTGAAGAACTTTCTACAATCTAACGCA